GCGAGCGTCGTCAGTGCTGCGACCAGCAACACCACGGTGGCCGCCCTCGACATCGACGACTACCTGAAGGCCCTGGCCAAGGTGCCCCGGTACGCCATCGGCACCTCGGCTTGGTACATGCACCCCAGCGTGTACCACAACTCGGTGCAGCGGATGATGCTGTCAAGCGGCACGCAGGGCAGCGGCACCATCGGTGCTTTGTCCGGTGGCAATACCGCTGCCAACCTGGCACAGGGAACGCCCAACACGTTCCTGGGCCTGCCGGTCGTGTGGGTGCTGAAGATGGATCCGTCGCCAGCTACGGACAAAATCGCTGCCTATGTCGGTGACCTGTCGCTGTCGTCGATCATGGCGACCAAGTCGGACATGCAGGTGGCGTCCAGCACGGATCGATATTTCGAGGCAGATCAAACTGCCTTCAGAGCGGTGCAGAGGCTCGACATCAACCATCACAGCCTCGGCGACACCAGCGACGCTGGCCCGGTCGTGGCGCTCAAGCTGGCCTAATCACTAACCTCCCCGGAGCGATAACAACATGAACGAATCTGGCAGCAAGAGCGTGACAAAGGCGGCTGCGAGCGTGGCCGCCAACGCTACGCACTCGCACGAGATCGACACGAAGGGCTTCAAGTACGCCACGATCGACGTGATCTACAGCCCGTTCACCGCTGCGACCGGCACGTACGCCAGCGTCTGCAAGGTGCAGGAGCACGACGTGACTGGCACGGGCCAAACCGACGTGACCGGACTCGCTGTCACTGCGGGAGCTGGGACCACCACCGGCTCAGGCAACGTCGGCGCGGTGGCTCGCTTTAACGTCGATCTGCGAGGCCGCAAGCGGTTCCTCACGGTCGTGACCAGCCCCGGCAACACGGTTGCCGTTGTCACCAGCGCCCGGCTCAGCAAGGCTGAGGTGGCTGGCGTGACGGCGAGCGAGGTTGGCGTCAATAACGTCGTCAGCAAGTGACGCTGGACACGCAGAGTAAAACGCCCAAGAGCGGGCGGCTGGGCTGTCGCCCGGCCGCCCTTTTGGCGTTTCTGGAGACAGCATGAAAGTTCGTATTGGCAATGTCGAGCATGACGTAAACGTAGAGGCCGCTTTCAGCGTCCCTCGTCTCACTTTTTCGGACAACATGTTTTGCGTTTCGCAGGCGCTGCTGCCGCTGGGCATGAGGCCGACCAAATTCACCGGGGCGTTTTGGGATCAATGCTTGGATCGGGTCATGCTCGACATGATCGACAGAACGGACTGGATCCTAACGGTCGATTACGATTCCGTGTTCGAGGCCGAGGCGGTCACGAGGCTCATGACGGCAGCACTGGTGAGCGGGTACGACGCTGTGGCACCGCTGCAGACGAAGCGTGACGACGGCGTGCCGATGTTTACGCCAGAGGGGCACGGCCACAAGATCGGCCTGGTCGAGCTGCCCAACACCTGGTTTGAGGCTGTCATCCAACCGGTGGAGACAGCCCACTTCGGGCTGACGCTGATTCGGTCGTCGGCCCTCAAGAAAACCACAGCCCCGTGGTTCCTGGGCACGCCAAAGGCGGATGGGCACTGGGGCGACGCCAAAGACGGCGAAGATCACCGAATCGATCCTGACATTCACTTTTGGCGACAGTTCAGAGCAGCCGGCAACAAACTGGGCATCGCACCGCAGGTTGCCATTGGTCACGCAGAACTCAAGATCACGTGGCCCGGCAGGGACTTGAAGCCCGTCTACCAGGCACCAAGCCACTACTGGAACAACGGTGGCCGGCGGCCGTCGGAGGCGTGGGGATCAGTTGAGCACGGAGAGTCGAGCACATGAGCGACCGGATCAAAGTGACCTTCCTACGGCCGTTCCGAGCGTATCGCCGGGGCGACGTGATTGAGATGGACAGAGGCCCGGCAAAAAGCTGGGTGATCGCTGGCATCGTCGCACCTGTCGAACACGAACAGCGATTGATTGAAGAGGCAACGGTAGCGCGTCAAGTGGAAACCGCAGACGTGCCACGCAGGAGGCGACGGAAATGAGGTATCGCAGTCTGGTACGTGTCACCGAGCCGGCTGTGAATCCTGTCACGCTGGTGGAGGCTAAGGCACACCTGCGGATCGACACAACGGCAGAGGATTCTCTGATTTCGTCACTGGTCACGACGGCGACCCGCTGGGCCGAGGACTACTGCGACCGGACGTGGGTGTACACCCAGTGGAAAATGTCGGTGGATTCCTTCTATGGCAACGTCGGAAGCCCGGTGCAGTTCGGCCTCAAGAGCGACGGCAACAACATCGACGGCCGCCAGACCGTGGTGCCTAACCTGGACCTCGAGCTGCAGCGGCCCCCGATGGCGCAATCCGGCACGGCCACCGCCATCACGATCACCTACACGCCCACCGCTGAGGCCTCTACAACGACGCTGGACGCCACGCAGTTCCGGGTGGACCGTCTGAGTACGCCCGGCGTGTGTCGGCCCTTGTACGGCCAAACGTGGCCCTCGCACCTCCTGGACTTCAACAGCACCACCGTGACGTATTGGGCTGGCTACTCGGCGGACGGCACGAGCGTGCCCGGTGCGGCAAAATCGGCGATCCTGATGATCGTGGCCCACCTGTGGAAGAACAGGGAACAGACGGCCGAGGTAGCCCTGACCGAGGTGCCAATGGGCGTCAAAGCGTTGCTGGACACACTCCGTTGGGGATCGTACCGATGATTTCCGCCGGCGAGCTCACCGAGCGAGTCGTGATCCAGCAGCCCACCGACACCCAGAACGAGGTCGGTGAAGCGACGCTGACGTACTCGACGTTCGCCACGGTGTGGGCCAAGGTGCGTTCGATGTCCGGCCGGGAAGCCGAGCGGTACGGCCAGGTGGTGGGCTTCGCCGGCCACATGGTAACTATCCGGGCACTGCCGGGGCTCAACACCGGGATGCGGGTTATCTACCGAAACCGCACGCTGGAAATCGGCTCGATCAACGAACACGACCGCGTGTGGTATGTCGAGCTGGCCTGCACGGAGAAGGCCGAAACATGAGCCTAGTTGAAGCCCCAGAAGCGTTCTTGTTTAGCCGGCTGACTGGCTACACCGCCGTCAGCAGCCAGATCGGCACTCGGATCTTTCCGCTGCTCGCGCCGTCGGGCACCCCGATGCCGCTGGTGATCTACCAGCGCACCGCCGTGGACCGGCCGCAGAGCCTGACCGGCAACGTAGGGAACCCGGTAATCACGCTGCAGCTGACCACCTACGGCACTTCGTACACGTCCGTAAAAAGCATTGCCCGAGCCGTCCGCCTGGCCGTCGACAACTGGACTGGCACCACGGCCAGCGTGACGATTCAGCGGACTACCCTGACCAGCGAGGCCGACGGCGTGGAATTGCCACAGGACGACCAGATGCTGCCGTACTACTCGGTTCAGCAGTCTTTCGAGTTTCGCATCAACGAGGCGACCTAATGGCACG